CCCTTTTGAGCCGTCCGCGTTCTCCAGCCAGATGATGCCGTGCCGGTCGAGCCACTCAGTCTCTGCGGTGTCCGGCAGGAGCTGCTTCGCCAGCCAGTCGAGGTAGAGCATGGTCAGGTGGGTGAGGCCCGCCTGCCCGTCCGACATGATGCGCAGGCTGCTGTTGGGCACCATGGCCTTCGCGCCCAGCTGCGACAGGACATAGTCGCGCGTGAGCCTGCGGGTCTCCTTGAGTGTTGGTGTCTGCCACGGCATGGCTATCTCCCCAGCTCGTCCCAAAGCTCGCTGTAGCGAAGCTCGATGTTCGCATCCGGCCCACGGTGGATCGTGATGCCGATGTCGATGCGCCCGACGTCCGTGCGCTCCGCGAGCACCTCGACCTGTGATGCGATCCGGTTGGTGACGAATGGCCGCATGGCGTCCCGCGTCCAGCCGTCCGCGCGCGAGACCGTGGACCCTTCCCTGGCCCCAGGTCCGGTGATCTTGGCCCTGTGCAGCAGCCACAGCAGGCACCCGACCGGCCAGCCCTCCCAAATCTCCTGTGCGTCCTCATCGCCCCACCAACCCCTGCGGTCTGTGCTGTCCGGGTCCGGCAGCGGCTCTGTGCTTGGTGCGAGCGCGTCGGTGCCGAGTGCGATGATGACCGCTGTCTGGAGGTCGTATCCCTCCGCGATCAGGTTCTGGTCTGTCATCAGCCAATCGAGGGTGACAGCGTAGGCTGGGAACTGGAGCTGCTGGAGGTATCTGAGGTCGCCCGCCATCAGCCGCCTCCCGCGAATGTCTTGCCGCTGCCGCCCGCCGTGCTGGGTGCGCAGTGCGCGCCCCCTGGCCTTGGGCAGAGGCCGTCCGGCGCGGCGCTGTCCGGGCTGTGGATAATGATGGGGATACCTTCGACGTAGACCGTGTTGAGGCTCGCATGCAGCGCGCCGCCGCCGTGGCTGTTGGGGTCACCTGCTACAGCCCACAGCTGGCCGTCCACGAACGTGGTGGACTGGCCCTGCGCCACGGTGCTGGCCCCGCACACTCTCGGATCGCCGTTGCGATGCGCTGCGGGCATCAGTTGTGGTCGATCCGTGGAGCCTCGTCCTTGACCTGCTCCGTCGCCTGATTGTGGATAACCTTGGCGGTGAAGAACCACGTGTCCTGCTCGACGTCGTAGTAGCCAACCTCCCTGCTGCCCGCGAAGAACGAAATCCTGTTCTTGGTGCAGCGGACCTCGGTGTTGACGCTGTCGCCCTCGTGCTTGTAGTCCGCCTTCGCCTTGTTGAGCGCGGCCTGCGCCTCGGCGCTGAGCGGCACGGCCCGCCCCGAACCCGCGTTGCCGCCACTGCCCCTGTTGCCGACCTTCTCACGCGCCTGTGGTGACTTGTTCACGTGACGCAGCGAGACCATGCGCTCCGCACCGGCTGCGGCGTCGTCAAGCGATAGCAGGAACAGACCTGTGCGCCTGAGGATGGTCATCTGCCCCTGGTCGTCATACTGGGCGTTCTCACCCGGCTTGAGGCCCATGGGCCGGTGCCTGCGGTCATCCATGCCGATCACCACGGGATGGTTGCGCTGACCGCCGATGAACAGTGCGATGCCCTCTGCCGCTGGCCCCTTGGGCTGCTCGCCGCCGCCCGGTGCCTTGCCGCCCTTGCCGTCGTCAGGGTCGCGCGGCAGCGGCATGGAGGTGAAGCCGAATGACTGAATGCGCTCGACCGCGTTGCGAGCGTCTGAGTTCATTCCGTCGAAGAACATCTCCTGCACCATCGGCAGATCGTCGGCTGCATTGAGGGTGATGCGCGCCGCCATGTGCGTGATGCGCCCAGAAATCTCCAGCAGGCTGTTCCTGTTCATGTGTCTATCGCCCCTGTCGTCGTTGCTGGTGTCGGTGCCGGTGGCTTGGCTTGGGCCTTCGCTCTCGCATCGGCCTGCTCTTTGCGATACTGGAGGTTCGCTTCTCGGAAGTTGAAACGACCGTTCATGTGGATCGGGTCCACCAGAGTGAGCGTCGTCCGTGTGCCGGTGGCGTCCTGTTCATAGACGCAGCCTGCGCAGCCGAGCACTTGGTCATACATTAAAAGCGAAGGTGAATTGACCGAGTAGTATTCGCCCGCGCGCCAGATGTCCTCTGAGGTGTTGTTGTCCTTGAACCACCCTTGCACGGTGATCTGTGCCTCGACCTCGCTGCCTTGGGTGAAGACCTTCTCCATCTCGGCGCGGCGCTCGATGCCATGCCGCTTGTCAGCGACGTCGGCCACGATGACGAGGTGACGCTCGCGCGTTGAGGTGCCGTCACGCTCAGCGACCTGCTTGTTCTCCGGGTCGCCGTTCGCCGTGTTGTTGCTGGTGTTCTGCCCAATCGAGAAAATCTTCTTGTAGACCATGTTGTCGCGGATCACGCAGTTGGCGCGCTCGATGTGCACGCCTTCCCACAGCCCGCCTCTGGTCGTTGCTGGGTGCTCACCGATCAGCAGCAGACCACCGTTGGCATCCGATCCGATGATGACGTTGCGCATCTTGGCGTAGCGCTCGATGGCCTGGATCGGCGTCTCTCCGGGCAGCACCTGAATGTTCTCGAACGGTGTGTTGTCTACTGATCCCACCTCTTTGATCTGAATGTTGAGGTGCTTCGACAGGTCGCGCGCGAGTTCGGTCAGTGATTTGCCGTCGTGCCCACCCAGCGCCTCCAGCGGGACCGATGAGCTGACCAGATCGGAGGTGTCGCCGCAGCCGATGAGGCGAACGCCATGCGCCTGCCCGTCGTAACCGACGTGACGTTCAGTGATGTAGCCAAACACTGCTGATTGCCCGCCGAGGAAGACCCTGACGACGTCGCCCGGAACGAACTGCGCGCCGTTGACCGCGAGCGGGACTGGCGTTTCCTCTGTGCATTCAAAGGTGAATGTTGGGAATGCCTCGGTCCACTTCTGCTCGACGCGCACCGATGTCCAGTTGGAATAGTCCTGGCCCTTGACCTCAAGCACCGCCAGCTCTTTGGACCCTGGCCTGCGGACCGGTCCTGACTGCTGGACCTGTTGTGGCAGGTTCGCTGGTGACGATGGCTTGTTGGTGTCGATCCGCAGAGCGGGCGGCAGGACGATGGCGCTGACCATGCTAGACCGCCAGCATCTTGCCATCGCGCGGCATGAACGCCGGATGGACGACGTTGTTCTCCGCGATCAGCTCTGCATAGCGCTTAGGATCGGCGTATGCGCGCTGCGCCATGCGCAGTGCTGGCATGACCTGAGTGAAGCCGTAGGTTATCACGCGCGGCAGCTGCCGACCACGCGCCGCGAGGTGCTGCGTCACCGCGCCATGCAGCTCGATCAGCACTCTGTAGCCGCCTGCGTCGAGATCGTCCGCCGCGACCTCCGCAGCCTCGCTGAATGCTGTGTGCACGAGTGATGCGACGTCGTCTGCCTCGTTGCGCGACTTAAACACCATGTAGGCGATGATGCGGCTCTCCATCGCCAGCGTCAGGCGGACGATGGCCTGCACGGTGAGGATGGCGGGGATGCTGATCGGCGTCTCGGTGAGCACCTGTTTGCGCACCCGGTCCATCGACACGAGCGTGGCACCGCTATGCCGTGCGAGATCGAGGCAAACATTCATTGCGAATGAAAACACTTCGATGTCGATCATGTTCTTGTCGGCCTTCATCATGCCGACTGCGCGCCGCAATGCCGTGCCGACATTCCCGCGTGGGCTGATTGCTGAGGACAGCACCGCCGGACAGATGCGCTGGACGATGCCCAACACCTCGTTGGCTTCGTCGCCGGTCATCGCCTCATGCTCCTTGGCATCGGCGGCAATGGGCCGCGACTTTCGATTTCCCACTGCGCGTTTCTTAAATCCTGCTGCGGCTGCGTGAGCGGCACCTGAGTAGCCGTCTGATTGATGTCGGCTGAGTTGTAGACCTGCGCGTAGGGCGCTGCCTTCTGCACCTGATTGGAGCGGATCGGCCCGATCAGATAATTCTCTGAGTTGGTCGCCGCGTCGTTGATCCCTGAGGTTGTCGAGACCTCTTGGCGGTATGTCGGGTCGCCGTATTCAATGAACTCCATCTCGACCGTGCAGTAGCCACCCAGCTCGCGCGTGTCCTGTGTGGCGTAGGAGTTGACCATGACGTTCACGTCGGACATCTGATATGGCAGTGGCAGTCTGAGCAGACCGGGACCGTCCTTCTCCAGTGCTGCTATGAGAAGGTTCTTCTGCTCCCAGTAGTGCGGCCCGATCAGATAGCCTTGAATGGCGAAGCGGATTGCTTTGCGCCCCATGTCCTCCGCATAGGGGACGTTGCGCTTGGGATACTCGTGCATGGCGACGCGCCGCCCGCCCTGTCGTGCATCCACCTCGACAAAGAACTGCACGTTGCGGAAGCTGGCGTTCTGCCAACGGTCGCGCCATGGGTTCCTGATCTTGGTCTTGAGCGTCATACATCCATCCCCGCGCTCGCATCTTCTGTGCGCTGCATCTGCCGGTGCTGACGGATCGTCGGCGGCTGAAACAGATCACCATCGGTCTTGGTCGATGCGTCTGCCTTTGTGCCATTCGAGTTGACCGTGACCTGGACCTGCCCTGATGCCGATGGCGGCGCGACAGCTTGGTCAATTCGACTGGTGTCGGGCGGCTTTAGTATCTGGTGACGGATGTGATACTGCCCCGGCGCGTCCCCGACGCTTATGGGATTTGCGCTGATGACGTCGCGTCCGTAGTCGCCCTTCCCGGCGACCC